CTTAATCCTATTTGGTCCTTGCTTAGAACTCCAGTAATAGGCGAAGTCAAAATTACCCAGGCTGCTTAATGATGTCGTACCAAGCCATGTGCTCCTTAATGTGGGCACGCCTTCTAAATACTCCCCAAAGGTGTAAAGAAGTTTGATGCGTTGGAAGGTGCCTTCTGAAAAAGCCCTTGACCATACCAACGTTCCAGGTAATACGATTCCTCCTGTCGTTACTGTTTCGTCAGCTCCTTCCCCAATTGCTGTGCCTATTTTTCCGAAAGGAATTGGAACAGGTGCTCCATATTGCACGAGAGCAGAAAAACCGCTAAAGCTGCTCGTTTGGTTAAAGCGGCTTGGGCCGATCTGGTCTGGCAGTTGCTGCTGACGAATTTGCCTTCGCTTTTCTTGGTCTGGTATGCTTGGCTTTGGGGCAAGTAGCACAGAAGCTGCTGTAAGCGCAACGCCAATAACAAGATTAATTACAATTGCTGCAATCGGCGTTATAGGGCCATTGACAATATCTGGTACGTTTTCGTACGCTGCAGCCCTTACGCGGGGCTGCATATTGTTGTATTTTATTAATTCTTTATACTCTTCTTTAGTACAACCTAGAAAATCTACAAGCTCTCTTTCATACGGAAGCAGCGGCGGATCGAAAGGTAGCTTATTGGTTTCCAGTCCACTCTCATTATCGTTCCATTGATGTAAAGGATTCCCGCTTTCCATACAACGCCAAAAGCCAGTGGATCGCTGGCGAATAATACTATGTCGCCATCATAGACCGGCTTTTCTACCCAATAGCCGTAGGTAGAGATCTGACCAAATATTTCACGTGTAGACATTGTATACCAGACATCCTGTACACCTGGGTTTTCAATGCCCATGGCGTCTAAGGCTTGAAAAACTAAAGAGATGCAGTCTACCTTTTCGCCGTTTTCTCCATAGCCATACTCCTTCCCAATTAGTTGGCTACACATTGATTGAAGAGGTGATAGGAATCTTGCCAACTAGCTGTCTGTTCAGTACCCGACCGGGAATATTACCACTCACAGCGTTGATCACACTGTTAAGCTGCAGCTCTAATGTTGCTTCGTTCCAGCCCCCATTCCCTACTTGACCTGCGTATGAGTAGAGCTGGCTTTTTATCGTGAAATCGTCGTTCAAAAGCACAATGTTTGCTCTTGCTGTCCACCGTAAAAGAATCGCGTCCTGTGCCCAGCTACGTGTAACGATGTTTGAAGGAAAAACTAGGCCCGCTTCAACATTATCACCTTGCAAACTTGTTACTGCGCCTGAAAACGAAAACGGAGCAAATGTAAAAGTCTCCCCATTAAAGTTTACGCTATTGGATACACGGTAATTCTGCATCCGCATCACTGGCTGGCCATCTTGGCTAAGGGTTACCAATACTCCAATGTTTAGTTCCATTAGATTCCGATCTTACTGCGGGCTGTAGGAGACATCATAAGCTTTCGCAAAGTAAGTGTTTGACCTTGTTTTGCACCCTCTTGGGCGGCTCGGGCAAGACCTGCCTTGAAGTCTTCTTGCTTAACATAACCTTCACCCTCAAATTGCAGGGTCGGGCCGGTGGAAATATTTATGACTGGGTTTAAAGTTTCATTCCTTCCTGCGACTGTTCCAGTGCTGTCGCCTGCTTCGCTTAAAAGGTTATTGCCTGGGCTGTATTTTGCTAAGGCAGCTCTGCTGTCCTCATTACTAAGCACCGTACCTGAAGTTTGTGGAATTAGAAGTTCTGGCCCGCGCTCGCCCACGATGTAGGGCCTGTTTGCGCTGACTGGGCCGCCGTCTGCTCTAAACGCACCAGGGAAGGGCGTCCCACCGCCAAAGTCTCCAAGTGTGTTGCCCGTAATACTTGGAGCGGATGTATCGAAGTTCAGCCCGCCGCCACCGCTGCCACTTAAACCTGCAAAAGCTTTGGCCAGACCAATAGCGATATACTGCGCGATCAATGTCGCTGCAGTCTGAATTAACTGGTCCGCAATCGTATTTAAGAAATCGGCAAAGGCTTCTTCGGCGCTCTTCGTTCCAGCGACTACTTCCTGTAATCCGCCTACCAGTGCATTCACACCGGGGGTTACAGCTACAAGGGCGTCGTTAAATTGTTGCTGCTCTAAAGCGGCAGCGTTAATTGCAGGTTGTAACCGCTCATAGTCGCTTTTTAATGCCTCTACAGTATCTAGCTGTTTTAAGAATGGGTCTGCACGTCCGTCGTTTATTTCAGCTGGCGTTAAGTTCTCTAGATTTTGTTTTGCGTCTGCTATTTTTCTATTGAATACATCTATGTCGTCGTTGTATTTTTGGAGTAGGTCGGCTTCAAGTTTTGCGCTGTCGGCAAAGAATCCAAGACCCGCGCTCGCAAAACCTAATGTCCTTTCAGGACTATTGGCTTGAATTGAGCGGAGAGCATTCTGTTCGGCTAGTAAATTGTTTAGGTCTTGTTGTTGCTGGAACTGGTTTACTCCTATTATTCTTAAAGCTTCTGCTTGCTGTATTTGTTTTTCTTTTAGTGCTAGTTCTTCTTTAATTTTTTCTACTTTTGCTTCTAGTAGTGTTGCCTCTCTTATTTTTACTCCTTGTTCTTTAATATCTAGTTTCCTTAGTTCAAATTTTGCTCTTAGTACTTCTTCTTGACTCTTAGCTTCTTGCCTAATGGCTGTAAGCTTAGCTTGAGATTGTTGAGCAGCGTTCTGCTCCAGCGCTCGTGTTTTAAGTCTTATCTGGTAGATTTCATTGTCTACTTTAGATTTAGCTATAATTGCATTTGTTTCATCTTTGTAGATCTGTAACTCGGCTTGTCTTATAGCGTTTTGTTGTGCTAGCTTGGCTTGCTGTACTTGTTCTTTTGCTAGTTTTTGATCTAATTCTAGTAGCCGTCGTTTTGTTTTCTCTTTCTCGTTTTCTAGGTTTAAGTTTATTCTAGCTAAACTATTTAGTGCTGATTGTATTTGCACTTCAGACGATATAGCTGCTTGAGTGTCTCTTCTATTTGTAAGTCTTCCTGCTTCTACAGCAGTTGTTTTCTGGGCCAGCAGTAACTGCCTGTCCATCTCTGCTTTTATCTCTTTGTCTACACTTAATGTTTCTTTTTTCTGTGTAGTTTGTTTACCAAATTCGTCAAATAGTTTTTGTTCGTCAGCTGCAGTCAGAGGCTGCGTTACAGTAGAACCAAACGCTCCAGGGGTGGCTTTTTGTAGTTCTGCTTTGCGCTTTTTGAATTGTTTTAGTTCCTCGCCTGATAAAGTTTTTTCTAGTTGACCTACTGTGGATGCCGCTGCAGCTCCTGATGCAGCGTCACCTAAAGAACTTAGTATCTTTCCAAAAGGCCCGGCAAGTAGTTTACTTATAGCTACGCCCAGAGTTTGTATGCCGTTTGTAAACTTTTTAAAATCATCATTTAATTGTTCGAATTTTTGTTGTGCGTCCGCACCGTAAATCTCTTCAAACTGATTTGTAGCTGCTGCAGAAGCAACTGAACTTAAACCTAGTGCTTGTAGAACTTCTAAATCAGACGCTAGTTTAGTTCCGGCTATGCCTAATGTATTTATTAGTGCCTCTAAATTTGATGTGGGTTTGCCTAGTGCGTCGGCTGTTTTAAGGGCGCTAGCTCCTAGAGCATCGAGCTGTTGGCCGAGCGCTCCACCAATGATTGAGCCGCCGAAGCCGCCAGCTATTGCGCCTAAGCCGCCACCAAGAACAGAGCCAGGACCGCCACCAAACAGCAGCGGGAAGCCAACGCCAGCAGCAAGGTTGCTGCCACCTTGGCCTACATTGAGTAGTCCTTGACCTGATTTCTTGCGGGCTGCGGTTGTACTTTTTACGTTTTTAGTTGTTGCTCTGGTAGATAGTGCGCTGGATTTATTAGCTTTGGCGCTCCTTTCGTCTGAAGCTGCATTTTCTTTTCCTGCTTTTACGGATGCTTTATTGGCTTCGAGGATGTCCTTGGAGCGTTCTTCTGATCGTTTGAGTGCTTCTGCTCTACGTTCAGCAAAGCGTTGTGTTCTGTCGGCAGAAGTTTCAATTCTTTGAATACCTTTAGTCGCTGCTTTTAGTGTTTTGGAATCAGGTAGAGCTAATGGACCTGTTACACCCTCGCTACCACTAATTTTGTCTGATTTTCTTATAACGCTGTCAAAGCTTTTTGCCAGTTGCCGTAAAGCTAATCCTGAGTTCCGTAGGTTTTGGGTATAAGCGGGTGAACCAATAATTGCTTTATTTCCACCTATCGAGGAAGAAGGTCCGCCTGCTTTTGCACGTGCTGTTATACCTGCTTCTCTAGCTCTTTGTAACCTGTCGTTTTGCCTTATTTCGTCGTTAATACGTTTGTTTTGTGCTTTTTCAGCATCAGCTACCCTGTTTATAGAAGCTAGTTCTGCTGCTTCTTCTGCTTTTATGTTGTTTAAACTGTTTGTTTGTAACTGCTTTTCGTAGGCTTGTTCTGTTTTAAATACGTTTGCTAAAGCTTTATCATATTCTTTTTGGTAAAATTTAAATCTAGCTTTATCTGCTGCAGGAGAACCTAATATAGACCTAGCTGGACCGCTGCTTAAGGCAGATCTAGGACCACCTGCTTTTGCACGTGCTGTTATACCTGCTTCTCTAGCTCTTTGTAACCTGTCGTTTTGCCTTATTTCGTCGTTAATACGTTTGTTTTGTGCTTTTTCAGCAGCAGCTACTCTGTTTATAGAAGCTAATTCTGCTGCTTCTTCAGCTTTTATGTTGTTTAAAATGTTTGCCTGTAATTGCTTTTCGTAAGCTTGTTCTGTTTTAAATACTTTTGCTAGAGCGGTTTTATAGTTCTTTTCGTAAAAATCAAACCTAGCTTTGTCTGCTTTAGGGGATCCTAATGTAGATTTAGCTGGGCCCGATGTTAGTAAAGATGAAGGCCCACCTGCTTTTGCACTTGCTGCTATACCGGCTTCTTTAGCTTTTTGTAACCTGTCGCTTTGCTTTACTTCGTCATTAATACGTTTGTTTTGTGCTTTTTCAGCAGCAGCTACTCTGTTTATAGAAGCTAATTCTGCTGCTTCTTCAGCTTTTATGTTGTTTAAAATGTTTGCCTGTAATTGCTTTTCGTAAGCTTGTTCTGTTTTAAATACTTTTGCTAGAGCGGTTTTATAGTTCTTTTCGTAAAAATCAAACCTAGCTTTGTCTGCTTTAGGGGATCCTAATGTAGATTTAGCTGGACCGCTGCTTAAGGCAGAACGGGCTCCTCCGCTTAACGTTCCAGGGCGTGTTACTGCTGTGGCTGCATCTCTAGCTGCTTTCTGTGTATCACCAAGTAGCTTTATTTCGCGCTTTAGTTGTAGCTCACGCCGGTCAGAAAGAGACGTTTGGCGCCTTTCAGCGGCGTCTACAAATTCATATTTTCTTTTCTGTGCTTTCCTTAGCTGCCCTTCAGTAGCACCTAGTTCACGTAACCTATCTATCTGCTTGTTGTAGTCAGCAATACGTTGCTTCTGCCCGATATTTTTATTGGTTGCTCTATTTATTTCGTTTTGTGTTGTAAGAATCCGGCTAAGGCCAGTAGCTACACGCTCTTGTATTTCAGCATTTTTTGGGTTAGCAGCAGATATTTTGTCTAGCTTTGCAATTGCTTTTTTGCGGCTTAGTACGTCTAGAGCACCAGCACGTTGCAGCTTTATGCGGCGTCCTTCTTGCAGCTCTAAAGCATTGCTTAGACGTAACTCGTCTGCTATTTGGCGAGTTTTTCTTTTTCTATACGCTAAGTCTTCTGCTCTTTCTTGTTTTAAAGCACTAAACTCTTGTTTAGCCTTTGAAAAACCTATTAAATTTTTTAGAGCGCCTGCTGTTCTAGGGTCAGATAATTGTGCTATTCTATCTTCTAATTTTTTAAGCGCCGCTAAAGCTGCGGTGTCATTTATATTTAATCTTATATTGGCATCATAATCAAACATCGACCGTTGCCCTACTGTTTTTCCAGTCTAACGCCGTCTGCGGGCTTTCTCTAATTGCTTTTCTTGGTCCTCGTTTAGTATTTGGAAATATGCGCTCCAGCCAATTAGCTCTTCGGCTGTCATTGTGGTGCGGACTTCGGTCAAGCTCATGCCAAGTTCCTTGGCCACGCCAAACTGCAGCATGAGCCAGTTGTCTTTACGAAGTTCCGCGCTTAGGATTTTGGGTCCATGGGCTCTTCATCGTCTTGAAGAACAGCAAGCATTAAAGATTGCAGGTCTCTGTCCTTCACCTCGTTTTTTAAAACGTCGATTTCACCAGCTGAAAACAAACGCTTGCCGTTTTCATCTTGGGCTTTAGACAGCAGTAGTTGCAGTGCGAACGCGCCAGCGTCGTCGGACTTTGCTTGCTTTTGGGCGCGTTCTCGCTCCGCCATTGTCATAGGCGTTACCCACATCTCAAATACTGAGCCATCGGAAATCTCGACTTCGCGTTTTACTGGCTGCAGGTTTGCCGCTTTACGCAGGCGGTCGATTGGGCGAAGTGTCCCAGCCATAAATACTACATTGACTTAAACTCAATCTAGCGTAGCGCAATAAAAAACCCCGGTTTTTGCCGGGGTTTACTTACTTGATAAGGATTAACCTATGAGCTTGCGCTGAAGTCAAACACTGGGGTGCTGGATGGCCTGAAGTTCACAGCCACTGATTGGGCATCATCAGGGTTGACATTCATGCTTGCAGAAGTAAGCACTGCGTCAAATTCAATTGAACTACTGAGCGCGTCGCTTACGGTGCCACCGCTGAACACCTCGTTGGTGTAAAGCTTAAAACCTGCACCTGTTTGATTGCGCTGGAGAACGTCGTCTACAATGCGGTTACCCAAAGAAGCGTCGTTATCGGTCATGTAGATGGTTGCGCTTCCCGTGCCATCGCCGAAGCCGGAGATGTAAGTACGGAAAGGCACGTACTGGCCGGGGGTTTGGCCGATGCTTGTAACGTCAAGCTCTGCCCTAGTAATCTCGAAATTCCAGTCCCTTACTTGACCGATGACCGTGTAGGAGTCATAAGCAACCTGGAAGGCATTTGGAGATACAGCTATGCCGTCATCTGACAGCGCTACGGCAGAACCGCCATCGGTTGCGGAAACCTGAAGTGCTCCAGTTGCAGCGTCGTAGCTACTGACGTAAAAGGTTGTGCCAGCTGAAAGACCACTTGGAAGTGTTCCACTGCCAGCCAAGTGCGTTGTAGTATTTACAACGCTGAATTGCACTGGGTCACCTGCCTTGAAGTTCAGATAGGTTTTCACGGTGATCGTGTCAGTACCTACATTTACGTCTGTTTCGGCAAACGTATCTGTAGTACCGGCAGGCTTGTAGTAGAGGGCACCTGAAGTGCCGGACAGAACGGTGGTGGCCATTGGTACGCCAAAAATTAAAGGTCTCTGCGGGCACTGCCCGGCTTATTACAGGTTAGCAACTATTTAAGTCAGTACAGTTGCTACATAGCCGGTGTCAATGCGGCCCATAAAATGTGGTGATTCTTCAGTAGCTGAAAAAGTTGGGCCGTTTATTTCACCCAATTTTACGAATACACCTGTAGTAGCTTTGGCCGTGTCGTTAATAGTCTCTAATACGTTCACAGCAGTTGTTACCAATTCTTGATTGCGGGCCGGACCACGCCCCTTTTCTGTAAACAAACGGATCACTAACGCTCCACGGGCATTATCGACGCTAGAAGTCAGCGTTGGTTCGTTGGTTAGGCCAAACGTGATGTTGACGCGGACGTACTCGGTGGTCGTATTTGGTGGAACGGCAGTGATGTTGTCAAAGTACACCGGCACTGCAGGGGAAAGGTTGTTAAATGCCGTCAGTAACGGGTTCTCCATTGATGCCCGGATCGCTTGGTAGTTCATTAACCAAACCCTCTTGCTTTACCAAACCTAACAAAACCTTTAGAAAAACCCTTTGAAACAGCTGAACTTAAGGCTCCGCCTGTACCAAATGTTGACCACCAATCAAGTGGGGCAGAGCTTGAGTTAGGCCCGTCACCACTTACCTGTCCACGAGTGCCGCTTTCACTTCTTTTACCAAACTTTAAACTTTTAGTGGTTACTACGCGCTCCCCAAAATCCTCTGTTGGTCTTGCGTAGGGAACAAGGTCCATAGCTACGTCAGCATGTGGAGCTGTGTTTAGTATCGTGTATTGACCTGTTTTATTAAATTTAGCTTTTGGTACATTCCTTAAATCATATTTGTAGAGACCTGTAGAACTACGTGCTTTACCTGGACTGCTGTCGGGGGTTACTACATACCAAGAGGAAGAAAACCCCCCTGAATAAGCTGGCCCTGCTGCAACAAGATCATTCAATATTTCGACACAGGCGGTTCTAACACCCTCTACTGTGGCCTTTTCTAGGTCTTTGACCAAGAATTTAAGGTCTCTTTTTGCCATTACTGTGGCCTCACGATAAGGGTGTGGTACACAGGCTTGTCACCGCGATAGGTCAAGATGTTGATAATCTTGGCTTCGCGGGTTTCACCTGCCTGCGGGTACTGCACACGGTCCGCTTCTGTTGGGTAATAGTCGCCAAGCTCTGCCGTACCAATCAAGATCTTTACGTCCGTGGTTTGGTACAAGCCTTCGGATTCGCGAGGCGTCAGGCGGCTGATGATGCCCTTTACCGTGACATTGGTGTCCGCTCCAGTTACAGCCCCTGTGGTTGGGTCGTAGGCGCGGGGTGTAGTGGTCTTGATGTACGTGATGTCCTGGCCCCAGTCATTAAAGATTTGGGCTGGAATCGGCGAAAACGTGTCGTCTATTCTTGACATTTCATCCTCTAACAACGCGCACTTGATAACCCCCAGAACCGCCCAAGGTGAAGGCTCCAAGGTAAGACTGCAACCAAGGGTAGACATCAAAAATGTTGTTCACAGATCCAGTTGCCTGGCTATCTGTGTTGTACTTCACCTTTAGTTCACCTAGCTCGACTTCTTCATACAAACCTTCGGTTCCCGTGTTACCCGTGACCGCTTCGGTGTCGTTTGCTAACGCACGCGCCAGCTCGTAGGTGGCGTATTTGATGTCCGCTGGGATGGTGGAACATGTAAGTTCTACCCGGTCAACGTGGTAGTTATTGCGCGGCCAGCTCAGTGCTTGGCCATTGTCGCAACGGTCACCGTAAAAGTTAAGTACGTCGATCCAGCGGGTTGCGCTGATGATGGCGCGGTTTTTTTGGTCGTCAGTTTTGTCGTCCCAAGTTGAAGAACTTGGAACGGTCTCGAAATAGGCGTTTGCTTCCGCCAGCGTCACAAAGCTGTTGGAATTTTCGCCTTTTAATGTGGCATCGATTGTTGCGGCCACAACACTGCAAGAATACTTTCTTTGATTTTAGCCCAATAAAAAACCCCGCCGAAGCGGGGCAGTATCAGCTTTTGCTGGACGTATCAGGCGATTGCGCTGGTGTCCAGTGGGCTGTTGACGATCAGCTCGACCATGGG